TTCTAAATAAACAAAAGTACCTATATTAAGTTCCTTTGCTGAATCTAAAGCAGTGTCTGAACTCCTTCCATGTACGAATAAAGGACTGGTTAATGAAGGGCAATTGTTTACTGATTCTCTAATATTTTGAATTATAGTCATAATTTACTAAGTATTTCTTTTACCTCAATCCAATAAGCTTGTTTTGTGGTATCTTTTAATATTTCATCAATTGCTAAAATACTACATTTTATAGCTTCCTCTTTGCTCCTTATTACAGAATTAATATAAAACTTTCCAATAAGATAAAAGGCACATTCTGTTGGCTTCATTTTTGTTTCATTAATTCACGTTCGTAATCTGATTTTAATTTATCGTATAATAATAAATGATAAACAACTCTTGTAGGCTGTTTTAATACTTCGTCTATTGTACTACCTAAAGCACCCCTTCGTGCTAATTCAACGTAAGTACCGAAGCTTCCGAATCTGTCAAGTCTTTCAACTCCTGCCCTGATGCTTTTTTCATCTCTGCTACTTTCGTTAAGCTCATCGTACTGGCTGTAGAAACCATCCATTGTTTTAAAAAAAAATCCACACTTCCAATTATTTTAGCAAATGGTTCTTCGCTTATATCGTCTCCAGTTAGCATTTTAATTACTTCGGTTGCTAAATCTAAAAAGCTTTTGTCATTGTTTTTTGAAATGTACTGCCTTACTTTTTCAGTATCGCCATAGGGCAAAGAACCATAATCAACAGACTTGTATTTTTCCAATACGTCAGTATTTTCCATAATTGAAACATCTTCAACAAAAGAAACGCAATTGTAAAGAGTTGCAACTGACTTACTTTGTAAACTGTTTAATGTTTCTAAATCAATTCCAATTAGTAAGCATAAAGCATTGTCAGGTTCTTTTTCCTTTACTACTTCGATTGCTGTTTTGTAAGGTACATCATACCAAGTTGTTGGTATATCGTACATCATTCCTTTTATTTCTGCTTTTATCATGTGTAAGTGTTTCGTTTTCCAAAGGTAGTTATTTTCGGCTTCATAAATGTAATTTGTGGTTCTTTCCATGTGTGAATGCAATATCTTAAAGCATCACAGGCATCGTCTAAAGTTTTAATTGGTTCTTCCAATAACTTTTCGTTCCTGTCTTTTTTCCATGAATACGACCTAAGTTCTTTAATTAAATCAATTGAGCCTTCATGTATGTAAAGGTCTTTTGATTTTACGCTGTCTATTCCTTTTTTAACATCTTTATTTGCATCCTTAATATTAAACCCTGCCAAATATATTTCTCGTATGCTTTCAGGTCGAGAATAGTCAGCAAAGATTTCAGCACTTCGGTTAATGTTTAATTGTTTTAACCTCTCAATTAGTTGCTGATTGGTTAAATGACTTTCATAAATCAATTGTTCAGCATAAAACCTACCATCGTGTTCAGTTACTTTAATTAATGCAGTAGGGTGATTGTATCCAAAGTCAAGTCCGTATGCCACATTGCCTTCAGGAATATTCTTTGTTTGTCTCCAATGAGTAAAAATTAAGCTTTCAGAAAATCCAAGTTCACCCTCACCGAATACACGCCACCAGTTTAAGTCGGTGTGCCTTCTGCTTTCAATTGACTTAACTATATTTGAATCTAAGTATGGGTTATCTTTGTAAGTTGATTTAATAAAGGTGTGTTCAATTTCTTTTTTTAAAAGGTATTCGTGCACCCAAAACTCATGGCTTGGATTATAATCTAAATATATTTGATTCTTAGTTCTTACTTCTAATTGATTGTAAGTTTCAAAGCTTACATTATTGCACTCATTAATAAAAAGGTAATCACGTCTTGCTCCTCTTACTTTATCGCCTGAATCAGCACTAAAAAACTCAATCATTGAATTACCTACCATGTAAATGTTATTTGTTTTATCATGGTATTTTTCAGAATATAGTTTATCAGTTATAAGTATTTTAAAAAAGTCCCTCATTGCCCCACGTTTTAAATGTGGTAGCGTTTCACTTACAACTGATATGTGAACACCTTGTTTTTTAAAAGCAATCAAATAAAGCAATTGTAACATTGAATACGTTTTACTTGAAGATGTGCCACCTTGTGAAATAACATATCTGCTTTCTGCCCTAAGTAATTGACTAAATACGTTGGTAGTATTCAAAGTTTATTTATTAAATCTAAGTCAGTTGGATTAATTACATTCAAAGTAAGTTGCCCTTCTATTTTACTTTCTACTTTACTTTCAGACCTTGCTAATTTTGGCTTAAAGTATTCCAGTAAGGTAGTGTAGTATTTTATAAAATCTTCAGGCTCACAACTTGCTAATATTGTTTTAACTCTATCTGCTCCGCTTTCAGTAATAAACTCACCTAAGTTTTCCCATGCTTTTACTTTTTCACTTACTGCTCCTTTTGGTTTGAATCCTTTATGACCTTTTTTATATTCGTGTTTCATTTGTTTTTCAATAAATGTCAATAAATTATTGACTTTTTATCAAAGATATGATTAAAAATATTGCAAACAAAATAAATTGAATATCAGTTTTTTTTATTTTCATTTTCAATAAAAAGTATTTGTTTATCAATATCATTAATTATAACGAATATATTTCTTGCCAATTCAAAGTATTCTTTTTCTTCAGCATCAATTCTTGCACATTCAACTGTATCTAAATAATATTGTGCTATTTGTGAAGTCTCATGTTCGCCTGTTAATGCCATAAAATATTCCGATATTAAATCATTAGAATTTCCATTATAATTACAATACCTATAATCCTCGCCTAATATATTAGTTTTTAATAGAAACCATAATTCTGAATAATTTGAGTATAAATTATCTACAAAAGAATAATTATCATTAAACCACTTTTGTTGTTCAATTGGTATTTCTAATAAATATTTATTTTCCTTTTTCATTTCTTTTAGCTTCAATTAGTTTCATGTATAGTTTCCAATCAAAAGTTCCACGAACTTGGTTAACCTGTGTTTTCTTTACCCACCATTCAGCTTGGCTAATTAGTGAAGTCATGTTGTTTTGTGTTTTCATAATAGTTGTAATTGTGTTGTGTTTGATTTATTTATTATTCCTAATGCAGTTTCAAATATTGTTTTACCAGCTTCATAATCTACTAAGTTACGTGCCATTTTTTGTACTGATTGTTCACCTTTATACTTTCTAAAATCGTAATCGTGAAATTCACACCATTGAGTTACTTCGTCTTTGCTTTCCATTATAGAATGTTTACGCTCATTCAAATCATTTGGTAATTTAAAATTGCACCAATATAAATGCCTACCTTTTTTTTGTGCTTGTATTAATGGCTCATAATATGGAATAACATTTTCAACTAAATATTTCCCTTCAAAATAATTATCTAAAAATAATATCTCTTCGTATAATTTCATATCTGGATAAATTGCAACAGTTGTATTTTTACGTGCAAATCTCGCTCTACTATGGCTCGGACAAGGAGGTGAACTCCAAATAAAATCAAACTCTTTGTAATGTTCTAATAAATATTGGTGAGCATCGGTTACAATTACTGTATCATTTGGAAAACGCTCTTGATATAATCTTGCAGCTTCGGGGTCAAGTTCAACTGCAGTAACTTTAATATTATTTTTAACTTCATTCCATTTATATCTATTCCCACCTAAACAAGCGTATAAATTAAGTATTTTCATTTTGTCATTAATAATTTTAATTATTTGATAGTCTAATTGTTTTGATGTTAACTAAGTCGCTATTAATATTCGCTAAGATGTAAGTTATGTGCAATTTTCTTTTTCATTTTTTTTGCCAACGCTCAATTAAATAATTTCATAATTGTATCTCCGTTGTAACCTTTTTCCCAAATATACCAAGCATAACATCTTGCACTATTGTTATTGTATTTGACAAAATCTCCATTCTTTGCACAATTCAATCTACTGCTACTTACATAAACAGTTTTGATAGGAAACCTTTTTAGAAACTCTCTACGTTTTTTCCCTTCAAGAAACTGAATGCCCATAAACATTGCAACTTTTTTGCCTCTTGGTATTAAAGAAAGTGCTTTTTCTACAAATTGTTCTGCATACTTGTAAGGTGGATTTGTTACAATATCTCCATCCCACATTTCTACATTATCAATTCCTATAAAATCAATCAATTCTCCTGCATAGTTTCTATCAACTAAATCTGTGCTTCTCACATTATATCCAGCGTTCCAAAAAACTTCCGATAAATGTCCTCCACCACAAGCACACTCCCAAATATTATTTGAAAAGGTTTCTAATTCCAATAGCAATTCAAGTGCTTTTGGTTCTGTTGCATAATAGTCGTGTACTTCTCTTTCTTCTTGGGCGTGGCTACTTGCTCCTAATGAAGTAAAAACACTCTTTTTGTTTCCGTTCCAATCTTTTGTCATATTTTATTTATTTAATTATTTAATTGTTTAATGTTTTCCCACGCACAAAAAATGAAAAAGAAAACAGACACATAACAGCACCTAACCAAAATTTTTGCGAAAAGCAAAAACTATCGGTTAGCTGCAAACCG